TCGTGTTGTTCCGAATCCCAACTGCCACTGTCAGCTTACCCTGCGTGGTCAGGGCCGCTGGCGTGCCAGTGATTGCTCCGGTAGATGTGTCTAACGTCCCGCCAGTTTGGTTGTTCAGAATGCCGAAGTTGACCGAGGCAAGACCCGTCGTGTGAGTATAGCAGGAACGACCCACGACAACTGAATTCAGGGTGGATGCAGAGCACAAAAATCCAATAGCTGAGGAGTTAGTTCCACTGGCTGTGTTGAGGTAACCAAATGCTGAGGAGGAATTTCCACTGGCTGTGTTTTTGTAACCAAATGCTGAGGAGTAACTTCCACTTGCTAGGTTGGCGTAACCAAATGCTGAGGAGTTAGTTCCACTGGCTGTGTTGAGGTAACCAAATGCTGAACAAAAGTTATTGCTGGCAGTGTTGGAGTAACCAAATGCCGACGCATTTGTGCCTGTACCCAAATTGACAGCGTACTGCATGGCCGCTTTGGTCGTGGCCTGCATGAAGTTGTCAACAACTGTGCTTACTGTCAGGTCTGGCATGCGACTTAGTTACCTTCTCGCTTCTTCATGATGTCTGCGATCATCGCGGCAAGCTCAGCCTCGCTCGGTGCCGCAGCTTGCTTCTTGGAGAAGATCTCTTTGATGCCGGCCAGTGCCGCCTGGAAGAATCCCTTCACCGCGCGAATGACCGGCAGGAACCACAGGGGACCAAGGTTGAGCAGGAATGCCGGAACCCACCAAATGGCAAACAGGACCAAAGGCCAAAACAGGACCCTCACCAACCAACGAACCTGGCGAATCAACGGTAAATCGAGAAGGCGACCAATGATCCCCTTCTCGACGTTCTCGACACTCTCTTTGATGCTGTTCTGAAGTTGGTGCCGCTGGATCTCCAGTTGCTGCTCCACAATGTCCATCCGGCGATCAAACCGCTCGCCAATGTTTCGCAGGAGACCAGTTTGCTCTTCCTGCTTCTTCCCTAGCTGCTCCAGCAACCCTTGTGCTTTGTCTTGGAGTTTTGGGGCCAGCGGTTCCGGCAGAATAGGAGGGAGGTTCGGGAAGATCTCCCGCTGCTGCGGCAGAGTTTGCGGTTGGGGTTGGACTGGAGACTCCTGCGGCAACGGGCAACTGCCATCGGGACAATCCTGCTGCAACTTCTTGGGGAGCGAAGGAAAGATTCCGATGTCAGCCGAGGCAGACTCCCGAGCCGTAAGCTTTCCATCGACGTTGGCAATCTCGGTTGGCTTGAGCTCGGGTCCGCTGCGACCCTCGGCATACGGGTCGACATACCGCAGCGTGTACCGCTCGACCTCCTCCCCCACGACGAGGAACGACTCTTCGACCGGAGGACAGATTCCGCCCGGGCATTCCTGCGCCGGGACGAGCTCATACTTGCTGTCATCCACCTCATCGCGAAAGTCAAACATGCTGAAGTCGGCGGAATCCATTGCACTGCGAATGTGTCCGATTGTCTGGGCGATGCCTTCACCATCGGTCTCACTGGTGCCGTCCTTTCCAGGAGCCCGAGTGCGGTAAGTGATTACCCCAACTTGGACAACTGCGCCTCCATCCAAGACTTGATAGATTGCACTGCCGCTTCTCCCGTTAGCTGGCATCGGCACAAACCGAACCGCTTGGTTGCCCATTGCACCGGTCCCGTGCCCAATCCAGTGCGTCTGCCACGTTCCTTGCGGGCAACCGGCCGAGTACAGCTTGCTGAAGTCGGGGGTAAAATCTTTCTCTGCCAGCGGAATAGGAGTGACAACGTCAAAGTATCCCCCGACGTCCTCTCTCTTGATGAAGACGACTGCGTAGTCATGGTCCGAGCGGTTGCTCAGCAGCGACTTGGTCACCACAGCGGGCACCTTGGTCGAGAGACGACCTTGAAACCAGAACTCGACCCTCACCTTGCTGTTAACTCCACCAGCAACGTGGGCGTTGGTCAGGATGTAGAGACCTTCTTCGGTCTTCTGGTAAATGCTGCCGCTGCCGAGCGAACCACCGGAGGCAAAGATGCGGACAGACGCGCCGGCAATCGTCTCAAGGACTTGCGTCTCACTCGCGGTCAGAGACGACTTTGAGCAGAAGGTTGTAGAGCACAACAACAACAGCAGCGAGCAGCAGCGCAAGAGTTTCGAGCACATGGGCGACCTTTGGGGCATTTCACACAGACATGTCTGTGTGCCATAGTCGCAATGCAATCGCCGGCATCAACCCAAATTCACTTGGGAATTGAATCTTTAAATTTCCGCCCAACTGCCAGGTCCAACTTCTCCTTGAGCGTCATTTGGTAGTGCCGGCGGGAGATGTCGGGACCGTGCCCAATCCACTCGCTCTCTGCCTTTACTCCGAACTCCTCCACCACCTCGGTGGCACGACTTCGCCGGCAGTTCAGCAGCAGGTCGGGCCAAGGCTCGAGGCCGGCTCGCCTAATCGCCCGGGTCAGCCGCTTCCGGTACATCTGGTCGGTCGCGGCGCAAAACTTGGGGCAGACAAAATCATCGTCAGGGAGCTCGGTCAACTGCTGCCGCAAGAAAGGCTGGAGTTCGACGAATACGGGGCAGACGCGGTACAGCTTGGTCTTGGGACTCCAGACCCGCATGGTCAGCGTGTCCCAGTCGATATCGCACCAGCGGAGACTCCGGACCTCCGAGCCTACTCGGAAACCGGCCCAGCGGGCCAGCGCGAAGACAAGCTTGTCCTCGGTGTCACCAAGGCACCGGAGGACCTCGGCAGTGGCCTCCGGAGTGACGTAGAATCGACGACCTTGGTCGATTGGGACTTTGACCCGAATGCCGACGAACGGATTGCGAGCGAGCCATTCTCGAGCCACAGCGTAGCCAAAAACCTGCCGGCTGTGCTTGATGCGTTTGGCGACACTGGCCGGCGAGTACTCCTGCCGCTCCAGGTGCCGGCGGAACTCCTCGCAGTCGCCCTGTGTGATGGTGGCAAGCTGGCGGGTGGAGGAGAAAAAGTCACGCAGCGACTTGTGGTACTGCTTGTGATTGGTCTTTGTCCTCGGGGCAAGGTGCTCACCAATCCGCTCTGCCAAGTTGATCAGGTCCTCGAGCGTTCCACCTGCATGGCCGAGGTTGACCAATCCCGACTCGACCAACAAGTGTTTGGTGCTTGGCGCGAGCGACCTTACCCAATCCAGCAGGTCGCCAGTCAGGGGCAAACCCGACCTCCTTAAATGCTCGAGCCGAGACAAAAATCCGCGAACGGTTTCTGCCTCGGCTCGAGTGCATTTCAGTGTCAGCGAGTGGACTTTGGCCCCCCTGAACTGAAGTCGGAAGATCCTTTTCCCTCTCGCTGTAAGCTGTGCCATCATTTCACCAGAAGTTCGACCTCCCAGCGATTGACGCGCACTCGCTTGCCAACGAATCGCTTGGTGAGTTTACCCCCCTCAATGTACCGTTCGACAGTGCGGAGGGACACTCCCAGCATTTGCGCAGCGTCCCGCTTGCTGAGAAACTCAGGTCTCTTCTGTGGAGACGAAACCGGGGTAGCGGTTTTCATTTCCCGTAGTAGCGGAAACAACTGCTCTAACGCATTTAGCGTATTGATCAATTCCAAAGTCATTTGATAGGATCTCCTTACCGATGCTCGGTGATATGCGTGACCTGCGGGAGATTACTTTCGACGGTGACTCCCTTAAAAACACCGACGCCGAGCATCGGTGCTTTTCCGAATATCAATGGTGGTCTGACACCTTAGGTCTTTTTGCCGATCTTCCGTGACAAAAACTGGCAAAAAACCATAGCTTCCTCTAGTGAACTCTCTCCTTTCTTCGTCAATTTGATCTCGATGGTGACGATGCCACGGTGGACCCGTTCCGTCTGAATCAAACCACGTTTCCTCAGTCGGGAAATGTGTTGGGGGAACTGGATCAACGGGACAAACTCACCCATCTCGGCAGCAAGCTCTGGACCAGTGATTCCAGGTTGCGATTTGATCGCGGCAAGCATTGCCGCCTGTTTTAAGCTGATTTCCATACTTCTACCGGATGGTGTGCGTTTTTGTCACGGTCTGCCGATTTTACCCGTACGGCATACGGGGTCAATAGGTTAGAAGGACCCGGTCAAAACCTTCATTTATTCGACCACACTGGCACCGATGATGATGAGCCCATCGGTCTCATTAAATGCCGTGTAGCCGAGCGTTTCGGTGTTCTCTCCGGTCGCGATGGTAACCGTCCTGCCAAAGTCAACCCCCCCTATTAGCTCATCGGCCGGGGCTGTGTCGTTAAGGAGGACCAAGGAGCGGAATGAAAAGCCGCTGCCGCTGCCCGTCCAAGCTGGAGAGTTGACCACGACGACGAAAGCACCGTTCGTCCAGCCGGCAGACAGGATTGAACAGGTCACCCCTCCGACCGTGTAGCCGCCACCCGTCGCAACCTCGTCCGCTGAGATGTCGGACCAAGTGTCGTCCGTTGGGTCAAGCGCGGTCGTGAGCAGTCGGGCCTTGAGCGTGTCCCCACCGACCTTGAGAACGTGCTTCTCATCGGCAAGAGCAGCGAAGAAAGCCTTGTAGTATTTGAACTGTGGCATAGCAAGATCCTTCTAATCAAATCCAAAACCGGTGCCGGGAGTGACCGAACGGAGTCCTCCGGAAGATGCAAGAGCGAAAGCAGGGTCGATGCCCTCTTTGAGTGGAGCAAGTGGATCAGGTATCGAACCACTCGAAACATAGCCTCCGGCCGGCACGACAACCGGATCACCCAGAAACCGTGGAAGAAACGGATCGATTTCGTGCATGATCAGCGTGGCATAAGTCGGAGCAAGGGTTACTTGCGCGCTATCGCTTCCGATGCTGCGCCAAGCGTTAACTTCAATCTTGAATTCTGTACCCGTCTTACCTCGAATCCCCTCTTCGGTCTGGATAGAAAAAGGTAGCGTCAAAGTGTTGTGCACTTGATACATTTGCCAACCCGTAAGTGCACCTACATCCGCTGCGGCAACCACTGAAGGAGGGAGAGTGAACTCGACTGGGTCGCCGTATCGCCTTCGATAGAGGTTGTTGTCGATCCCCGTCAAGAAATTAAGCTGAACCCGAACTCCCGGGACTTTGTAAAGACCTGTAGAACCTAAAAGCTGAAGATTGGAATACACAAGCCGAAAAACAAAGCTGATCGTCCCCGTCCAAGCGGAAGGACCGTCGAAGTGAATTCCTGTCGGAGTCGAAACGAAATTGACATTCCCGTTACTTTCGATTTGCGCCCCAGACCACGGATTGCCTCGGTAGGAATAGGGAGTTCCTGTCGTTATAACACCTACTGGAACTCCGCCTCGGAGGTTATTGATTGCCGACATGTGAATCGAAGCGGGTTGATTCTGCGGCATGAGATCAACGAGACCCCACTTAACCCCGCGCCCAGGCTCCCGGTAAAGGATTGGGAACCCAAAATTAGTTTGTTCATGGAAGGCTTCGAGACCATCTACCTCGAGGATCCCCTCGTTCCGACTGATGTGGCACATCAGCGGAGCGGATTGATACTCGGAGTAGATCCGAGCCGGGACTCGCCCGTCGAGAATGCAATCGACTGTCTCGCCAGGTGCCGCCCCACCGGGGACTGAAACAAGCCTTTTGTTCGAGAAAACAGAAAAATTGTTCCATTGACTTGGGGCCACTCCACGGAAGACAGGCGAAGCCTTAAAACCTGCAAGGTTCACCGAAGGAATAGGGTCCGCTCCGTCGATGAGCAAGAAACCCCATTCGGGAACCGTGTAGCCCGACATGTTCTTGACTTTTGGCAGACCGGTAGATTCAGACGCTCCACCACCCTCGTAGCGAACCAAGACGTTTTGGTTGCCCGTTGCGGTCAGTGGGTGAACGATCCGAAACCGACCCGAAGTTCCAGTTCTCAATCGCCAGTTGCCAGCGACAGGCTCGGCATGCGTATCTGAAGTGGATACCACGGTGACTGCTGCCACAGTGGCCCCTCCAACGACAGCTTCCACCACCTCCCCGTTTTGCGCCGTAGCCTGCACGACCACCACTGGTTTGAGTGCCGAGGTCGGGAGAACACCCTTCAATGCTTTGAGGTTCTCGAAGTCTTGGTCATTCCCAATCTTGTTGGAAATCTCCAGAACCCCGAACCGAGTCACTGCCGACCCCGACTCGTTTTTCACCATCACCTTGACGGGCGACGACTCACCACCCTGCTGGCCGGCATTGGCAAAGTTACGTTGCGACTTGGCCCATTTCACGACATCGATCATGTCGTTGTACAGGCTTGCGCTGAATGAAAACGGTCGTCCCGGCTGTGTCTTCTTCGGTTGCATTACTCTTGGATTCCTAGTTGCCCGAAGTCGCTTTTCTTGTAAACCACCGCAAGGTAGGCACCGACTGGCTCGGGTGTGATCTTCCCTGCGTCTTCCTTCGGTCGGAACATCACCCAGGTGTAGGCGAAGCCTTCCTTGGTGATTGACCCGCCCAAGCTCACTCCACCGATGTCGGTGAAAGTTTCCGGAGGCTGAATCTGGAACGAGTAGTCAATCTCCCAGTTGCCATCTGCCCGCTGCCGCGTGTCCATGCCGGCAAGGGCGACACAACCCCTCGGCCATGACCGGAAGGTTGCATTGTTGGTGGTCCAGATTTGCTCGAACCGAGCCTTCAGCCATTCGTTGGTCACAACGTCCTTGGAGATCACCGTGGAAACAGTGAATGAACCGGTGGGGACATTGACCTCCAAACCGTCCACAGTCCCGTCGTACTGCACATTCAGTGCAAGCCCAACGTCCCGGGCATTTGTCCCGTACCGGTTCTGATTGAGTGCCGTGGTCACATTGGCAGTCGTGCCACTGAACGAGCAGGTCACTTTCTCCCGGCCAATATCAATCAGTTCGTTGTCGGGGGAGGCTTGCTCGTCGCGGCCAGCATGCCGGTACTCCACCGTACCCTTGTAAGAGTTCACCCCTCCGTCAATCGCTCGAATCGTGTCAAGCTTGTAGACCGGGGTTGCCGCCAGTGTGATTCCATCGACCACATCGAAAGATGGGGCCTTGAGTCTCATCAGGTTGTACGCTGCCGTGTCACTGGTCGCATAGATCTCGAACGTCCGCGTCTTGCTGGAGTTCAACCCCGACGACTGCGACTTGGGACTGTCTGCCGACTCGGTGATCTTGGACGTCACACAAAATGTACTAGGCATCACTTCTCCTAAGGTGCAAACGCGAAGCCGGGCGCACCGGCCAAGGTGTTTCCGATTTTGATCAGTTCCTTGACGGTCTGGGCTGAATTCGCAACCAACTTGTCTTCCTTCGACTTGGCCCCAGGCAACTGCCTGTTAAGCAACGTGGTTGAAAAATTGCCGACTGTGGCGAATTTGGTTGCCTCATCCATCGGGACCCCATCGATTGCGCCAGTTGGTGCTCCAGGTCTTGCGGGACCTTGAAGCACTTCAGGGTCTGCAAATGCTTCCTCGCGAGCTTTTGCCGCTTCCGCCATCAGTTCATCAAGTTTTTGGCGATGAGTGTTTGGGTCCAGTGAATTGGCAATGTTGTTGGTCAGACCGGTGGTGTCCATGTCCTTCCACTCTTGCGCCCACTTCTTTGCGGCATCCGCGCCGGCTTGCTGCTCCAGGCTGGTGTCAATGCCCATAATCCAGCCAATGACACCAGTGATCCAGTTCGTGATTGAGACCCGAATCTCATTGAACCATGCCAACAACCGACCAAAGAATTTGTAGACCCCACCGATGATCATGGCGATAGCGTCAATGTGAGTCCCAAAGATGCCAACAATTCCACCGAGGGTTGTCGTCAGAACGTAGGCAACACCAGTCATCAGAATGTTAAACGCAAGGTCCAACCGGCCGGCAATGATCGCGTTGTACATGGCACCGAGAACTGAAGTCAGCGTCTCGTAAAGCCAAGTGAACGTGTTCGCGATGCCGGTCCCCTGCGACTCCATCACTCCGCTCAGGTAGATGACCGCACCGATCACCGTCAAGACTGCCGCAGCTACGATACCCCATGGACTGGCAAGCAGGCTCAGTGTGACTCCGAGCACTCGGAGTGCCACTGTCGCTGCTTGAACGGCAATGGTCGCACCACGCATCACGAAGCCAAATAGCTGAATCCCGGCCTGTGCCACCATCGACGCCAACGCCAGGGTTAAGAAGTACAAGGCGGCAAGAGCAGTCGTGATCCCGATGGCACCCAGCAAAATCACAATCCACTGGTTTGCCTCCACAAAACGCAGCATCCAGCCCACAATGTCTGTCAAACCTCGCAGGAAGGAACGCAGAGGCTGGTTGACGATTTCACCCAAGGTAATCATCAACGTCTCAACCGCACTGGTCATAAGTTCCCACTGGCCGGCCAGAGTGTTCATTTGAATCGAGGCAAACTTCCGCGCGTAACCATCGGAGTCACGGAGTGCCTCGGTCATATTCAGCAACTGCTGACCACCCTCTGCCAACGCTCGGGCAAAACCTGCCGCTTGGCGATTGTCGAAGATGACCCCAAGCTTTTCCATTCTCTCGGCGGACCCCATTCCCGCCATCGCAAGCTCAAGTTGGGCGACAATCGTCGCCATGGACAGCATGTTTCCATTGGCATCGGCAATGTCCACGTTCATTGCCTTTAGCTGCTCAGCCGCTGCCGCAGAAGGACTGGTAACTGCGAGCAACGCACCGCGCAGGGTCGTACCAGCCAAATCTGCCTGCATGCCCGCGTCACTCATCATCTGAATGAAAGCGGTCGTCTCTTCAAAGCTCATGCCTGCCATGTGGGCGACTGGGCCGGCATATTTGAACGCATCGCCCAATTGGCGAAGGTCGGTGTTCGCCGTTGCCATCGCCTTGGTCAAGACATCCACGTTGTAGCCAACGTCTGCGGCCTCGACGCCCATGCTCCGCATGATCTTCGCGAGGATGTCTGCTGACTCCGCAACACCCATCTGACCAGCCGCTGCCAAGTCCAAGGTGGGCAGCATCGCGTCTTGGATCTCTTTGACCTTAAAGCCGGCTTGGGCGTAAAAGGCCATGCCCTCGGCGGCATCTCGAGCAGTGAATTGCGTGTCAGCACCAAGTTTCTTAGCTTGCTGCCAGAGAGCGGAAAATTCATCCTTCGTGGCACCCGTCAAGCCGCGAACGCGAGCCATACTGTGTTCAAAGTCGGCAAAGGTCTTAGCCGCCATTACACCCGGGCCGACTACTGCCAAGCTCGCACCAGCAAGCTTGGAACCCAGTGATGCCGCCCGCTGTCCGAAGTCTTTCAACTTCTTTTCAGCAGCGGACAACCCTTTACTCAAATGATCCTGAACACCGAGGGTGACAAATGCACCACCGGCATTGATCTTCATCCCAAGACCACCCATGCTCATTTGATGCAGTTCCTCCAGATGTCTGGGTATTGGGACTTGAAAATGTTCAACGCCGGCCGGGCGAAAGGCCGAGGCCTAATGTCTGCCGGCACGCGAATAACCTTCGTCTTTGCTTTGTTCGCAATGATTTTTTTCAAAAGCCAAGGCGGGATCGGTTTCTTCGGCGTGTTGGTCTTCTTTTTCTTCTTCTTGCCCTTCTGCGTTACCCCCACCCTCACCCTGACCAAAGTCCGACCACCGTGCTCGAGGGCCCCCGGGACAGGCGAGATGTTTGGCTTGTTCAGCCTCTGCGGGCCCACGATTACACGGTTCTTATGAACCGCGAACTCGATGGTGTTTTTGATACCGGGATAGAAGTGGGCGTAAGGTGGGCTACCCACTGGCGATGCTAGATTTGGGTTTTTCCGCCTTCTGATCAATCTTCGCATGATGCCTCGGACAAGCGCGCCGGCACGGCGAAGGTTCCTTTCCTTCGCCATCCAGGCTTTGCTTGTGATCGTGTCAAAGCGAAGTTTCAGCCGGACCTTGTACCGAACACTGACTGGACCGGACTTTTTCAGGGCACCGTAGTTGAACATTCAACTGGATCCTTCCAAACAGGTAGCATGCCCTTCAGCCCGCTCAACGTCTTTGCGGTAGCCCTGACACCATTCCGCTCCATCCGACGATACGGATGGAACTGCTTGATATCGACACCCTTCTTCACCAAGCCTGTTACACAGGTCAGGAGCGAAGCGGTGTGGTCCCAAGCAGCGTACTCGTATGCCTCGAGCATCCCCTGCAATTCACCAAAGGTGAATGGCCGGGGGTCCAACCTCAGGATCCCTGCTGCTCGGAAGACAAGTTCCCAATAGCCATATCGAGCCGCTGGTCCATCGTCCTCTCCGCTTTCGTCATCTCCGCTTCGAGCTTCGTCGCCGCTTTCTCCATCCCCGTCGAAAGCTGACGGGTCATCGCGGCGAATGCCCGTCGTTGCAACTTTTTTAAGCTGGCAGTCACTCCAAACAGGAAGGCTTCGACTGCCTCGTCCAAGGTTTCACCACCGAGGGCATCCGCGAAATCCTTGTCGGAAACCGACTGTTCTTTTCGCTCGTCTCGTGTCAGAAGCAGCAGGATATCCAGCAACTTCCAACTGTCGACGATCAACTCATGAAGCAGACCCGACTTCGGGTCGATCAACTGGTTGATGTCGAGGTTCATCTCTTGGCGAAGTGTCATCGCCTTGCCGACAGTAATTCTGAGGTTCCATCGACGACCTATTTCGTCGTGGAACCATGTCTTCAACTCTTCCGTCTCGCTCATCGTCTCATTCCTTTTCAGGGCAACCACAGTCCTCCACAACCGGAGCGACATCAGCGGATGCCGCCACCTGCCGCAGGTCTTTCACTCGCAACGCAACTGGGACACTGTCCGGTGTCTCTGCGGGAATCTGAAAACCAAATGCCCGTAAGTCCCGGGCGTTAATGGCGATTTCCTGCTCGTCTCCGTAGGGTGCCAATTGCTCAAGTTTCTGACCAAGCAATTCCTTCGCCTCTGGACTCATCAATTCGTCTCCTAGCTGTTGAACCAATCGAACTTCACCCGACACGCTGCCGTGTTCGCAATTGCGTACAGCGTCGTGCCAGGCTCAATGAAGAACATTGCCACCCCACCATTTGCGTTCAGGCGGATGGCATTCGTTCCACCCGAGGTGAAACGCAATCGAACGTAATTTGTCGCGTCCATATTGGTCGCAATGACGTACCCCGGCACACCGTCACCGAATGACACCACCTCTTCGGTTGTGCCAACGTCTTGCGATATTGTGCCGGCTCTCGCCGTCGTCTGGTCAAATTTCCGAGTAATCGGGGCGACGGCATGCTTCAGTAACCCGTTTGTTACCGAACCACCGAATGTGAGAGAGATTTCTTCTGCCATTGATCACCAGTTGGAAAAAACGGCAGGGGGATTGCTCCCCCGTGCCGCCACGCCGAGACGAAAGACGTTCTCGTAAATACTAGACACCCGCGACGTCGTACCACGCCAGTTCGACAAACACACTTGACCCGTTCTCGAAGTAACAGGGTTTCAAGCTGATGTCGACGGTCGCGCCGTCAGCCAAAGGAAACTCCATAGAGTTGGTAAAGACTTGGAACCCACCGCGAATGCCTTCGGCGGGTCCGTTGGAACCGTCAATTCTGTTGCTCATCAAGGCAAACTCGGCACCACAGCCAGTCAGAAACAAACCCCGAATGGTCTCGCAGTTTGCGTTGTTGGTGCGGTAAGTCATCTTGCCGCTGATCTCAACGTCAATCTGTCCGTGACCGTACATCTTGAACTTGGTGTTCCGGTCGCTGACCTCGAAATTGTCGGCAGTCATGTTCAGTGACAAATCACGCGCTTCCTTGATCTCCACCCAAGTTGGTGAAGCAACAGTTCCAGAGTTGTGGTACAGTTTTGCTTCGCGACCCGAATTTTTTGAACAAAAAGTAGTAGGCATTACTCGGTCCTCAGTTTCTCAAAGTGATAGACAAAATTGGTGACACTCAAGTACACCCCCTCTGTCCGCAAAATTTGCGGGTCGTAAATCGGGTTGTTCTCGAAATGCAAAATCAACCTGGCTGAGTTTTCAGGCTGAATCTCAACTGAGCCGCCATCGAAAACAGCAGGTAATGTCAACGTCTGCTGGGAGTCCCAGCTAATGAAATCTTGGATCTGTTCGGTTAAGGCAACACAGTCGTCAAAATCGCTTTCTCGACTTGCCGAACCTGTTGCGACACTCTTCGCCACGCCAACTGCAACCGTGTAACGCAGGTAGTCCCACGCTCTGTCGTGTTCTTTCCCCTCCAAACCACCCAGCATCAAAAAACACTTTGCGGTTTGCAGTTTTTCCTTCTGCATCTCGGGAACGGATGTCTTCTGGAATGAAATGGGCATGAACCAATCGGTTTGCCCCGATTCACTCCAGTAAGGAGCGACTTCGTTCTCCAAAAGAGTCAACATTGCATTGACAATGCGTGTGCCAACAGACTTGTGGTAGACCATTACAAATCCTTGACTTCCTTGGTATGCAACCGCCAGGTTGTGCGAGTCATGTCGCTATACCTGTTTGGCTCGCCACTATTTGGCAAGACCTGAAACGTCACCACCAAGCCGCCAATCGTCTCGTCAATTTGATCGTCCGGTTGAGGATCAGTGACCTCGCCGTCGATGATGTAATCCTTGACATCGATCAGGTAGTCACGGTATCTGACCGTCACTGCCATCTCCTCAGTCACAAACTCTTGGGAAGTTGTCTCCCCGACCGTAGCCGCCTCAACGTACCCTGTCTTCTCCACCCCACCGACGTACCTGCGGAGAACGACACGCCGGCCCGAGATCCGTTTCTGCGGACCTCGGGCGGCAAGAATCGCTTTCTCAACAGGTGTCGGCATCGGTGTCAATCAGATTACGTTTCGAGTGCTTCGGTAGAACTGATCGCTTCAGTGACGAGGATTGGAATGCCCTCGACCTCACGCGGAATCGGAGCGGGAGTACCGGTCGCGTTGGTCGCGGTGCGCGACTTACGCAACTGGGACAGCGACCGACGATTCATCACGATGTGGGTCGGAGAACGACCACCCGGGAATCGGCTGAGCGCGGTGTAGATGAGGTCGTCGGTCAGACCCTTGCCGACGTCAGCGGTCAGGTTGGCAATGCGGACGATGTCGTAAGCACCACCAATCTGCAAACCGCACCAAGCCGAACCTGGCGTGTAGTAGGCAGGGAAGTGCTTGCCGGTACCGTCCAGCATGTCGACCACGACGGTCTCCCCGAGTTCAATCGGGTTGCCCTCTCGCATCACCGAGCACATGGCATTTTCGCCAGCGGTGATGAGCCAAACCGATGAGGCAGTTGCTGCGGTGGTGCCGGTCGCGTTCACCACCATTTCGTCGGCCAAAGCATCAAACTGCGGGTTGTCGAGCAAACCGGCAAAACCGCCGGCTTGGTTGCCAACACCGTAGATGATCTGCTTTTCGTACTCAAAGAAGGCAGCTTTGAGATGACGGAGTCCTTCACGGGCGATCAGGGCAGGGGCACCACCCTTCCGCCAAGCCTTGGCGAGCGCGTAGTCAACCGCCCAAGAGAAGTCGAGAACCTTGAGGTCCAGCGACACGACAGTGTCAACCGAATGGTCAAGTTCGCGTCCTGCGTTCAGAGCGCGGAAGCCGACCACAGGAGCACCAGTCTCCTTGACGTACTTGTGGTTGGTTCCATTGGAACTCGAAACCATCGGGAGCGACATCAGCAACGGAGCAGCGTTGCTCAGGTCAGTAACTTGGGCAGGTGAGAGATCGAGGGCATCGCCCACGAAGTCTGCCAATACGTAAAGATCATCAGGCATATTCGTAAATCCTTAAAAAAGTGGAAACGTCTCAAAACAGGAGATTGACCAATCAATCCTTGAGTCGGATGTTGGTCACAAAACCACCTCGAGTCTTCGAGGGAGACGCTGGATCACCTCCTCCCTGGGACAAAGGCACGGTCTCGGACTGCTTCGACAGTTCGAGCTCTTTCCGCAACTTCTCGTTCTCAGCTTGCAGTTGAGTGAGTTTGCGAGACTGTGCTTCGGAGAAGGAAATTCCTTCGATGTACCAGTGAGCACCTTGTTCACCAAACTCACACACGAACCGCTTGAGCTCTTCGCGAGTGCTGTCGGAAGACAATTCGGCAGCATTGGCTGGCTTGACTTCAGTCACTGCGGCCGGTTCGGCAGCAGGTGCGGCTGGAGTCTCGACCACCTCAACTTCGGCAGCAGACTCTGAGAAGTTTCCCTCGGCCAGCTTGCCCAATTCATTTGCTTTCACGATTGATAATCCTCTCGTTGAAAGAAACCTCTTCAGAAATCCGCCAACCCTGTCTGGGTCAACGCCGAGCATCACAAGCTCGGGTTTGACACCGGTCGCCTCACCGGTGATATAGGAAAGGAGAGCTTCCGCTTCCTGGAATACTTCATCCCGTGCGAACAGACCGTCAGGGTTTGCCGCAGGGTCATCCACAATGTCCACGGCGCGAAGCTTCGCGAGGCGAACGTGCGGGTAGTTATTCACGTTGAGAGGGTCAGGCGACTTGAAACCACTGATGTCCAAGTAGCCGTGTTTGTCCTTGATTGCTCCATGCTGGAGCATGAATTCAATCTCAGCATCAATGTCCCGGGTAAAGCTGATCGATGCGCCAAAGCTGGACGGGTCTTCGCCGGCTCGCTCGAGGATGTGGGCACCCAAGTCGCCTTCCGGCGTCTTTCGCGATGACTTCCAGAAATGGAGGTCGCCACGCACAACGTCGGTCGACTCCGAGGGGGTCCAAGTCACGCGACCAAGTCCCTTCGCCAGACCGTCACCGCTCATGTCAGGGTGGGTGTAGCGACTCTTGACCCCGGCATCATTTGCCCGCATTGCCCCGTCCACCTGTGCGATGAACGAGGTATCGATCCACGCATTGTGTCCGAGAGCCTCGCCACGGGTAATGACGGCGAGCCCTGTGACGAGGCCGGCACCAAATCGACCACCCGCGTCACGAACAGACGAGGAGGTAGCAAGACCTCGCCCGACAGGAGCACGGTAGTATGTCGGTGCCTTACTCAGATTGATCTTGCCCACCTTGGCCTCCTTGCTGGTTCTTTGCTGCTGCTTCGGCCTGGGCCTTTTTGGCAGTCAACTCAGGGTTTGGGTCAACCCCGAGTTCCTTCATGTACTTCTGCTCTTCCGCCAGTTCGTCGATGACATCTCGCCAGTCGTCGCCGTCAGTCTCCATTCGGACCTGAGCCCGACTCTTGAGACCTGCGTTGATCGCTTCGATGTTCGCCCGAACCTCATCACCCGGGTTCCACCACGGAATGCCGTCCGGAGTCCACTGCCAGAGCATTTGCTCAGGGTCATACCCGACCGGCGCGACAAACTCACCAGTTTGGATTGCCGTGGTCAACCGCCAACGAAGCCATGCATCGTTGAAGTCCTGAACATCCTTCTGTTTTTCCTTCACCGACTTCTGATACAAAATCAGGGCAGATTTCGCTCCAAAAAAGTTGGTGTGGGCCTCGTCGTAGAACGAGTAGGGGATCCCCAGACTCTTCAGGCTGACCGCAATCAACGTCTGCCAGAATTTGGCAGTGTCAGCACCTGGACTGTTTCCCTCGAGGAACTCGGCCTTTTCGCCCGGGTTCAGGTCAAGGAAGATGGGGCCCTTGCTGAAGTCAATCTTGTAATCCCGGGTCGTCTTCCCGTTTTGATTCTCGTCGTCCGAATCACCGATTCCGCCACCCCAGTCGGTCTCCGCTTCGCGGAAAATTGAAAGGGCAAACAGTTGCGAGATCTTTGATTTGGCTAGCGCATAATCGAAACCCTCGTAAAGGCCCATAAGCGTGTTGATCGCGCTGGCGATCAGTGGCACACCACGGTATTGGTCAAAGCGGTCGAAGTAGCCGAACCACATTGTGCGACTGGCGTTGACAATCCGTTCAAGCTCGAACGACTGTGCTCCAGTCCTGCGGTGGACCGCAAACTGCGAGATTTTCCCGAAGGGACCAATCCGCAATCCTTGAACCCATTTTTCGGCATTCAGGTAATCCGCACCGGGGTCCCGAATCCGGTCCCCTTCGATGGCTTGTAGCCATCCACCACCCTCGCCACCAATCTTGACGACGAGAATGTCACCGTCGACGACTCGAGACGCCTCCATCATTCGCAAAAACCTGCGATGGGGATGCCTTCCCGTGACATCGAAGTTCTCAGGCATCATGAGCCGATCAACAAACCGCTCGAGCTCGCGGTCGAACTCCCGGTCGCCAGAGCGAGAACGGAAGTTGTGGCTGACCACAAAGTCGAGGTGCTTGTCGATCATCCAGCGGGCAGTCGCGAAATTCCGCCGAACGTCGCGGGCCGATGCCACAACGACCTTGCGGTCGCTGCCCTTGAGCACCTTGTCCTCGGAGTCCAACGTGGTCGCCGGCTGACGACGCCGGTTCGTGGTCTTGGCGGCATCGTATCCACCAATCCACGAACTCAGGCCCATCATGCCTTTGAAACGCCCGAACAAGTTCATTCAACCCCCGAAATGTCGATGGACCCGTACATCGGGCGTGGAACCCGCTTGTTTTGCAGGTTCGCCAGCTTCGCCCGCAACTCCCGCAACTGCTTGCGGCAATGAGCCAGATCAAACGACGTTACTCTGCCGTCCTCGACGACTTGGGTAACGCCGCTGTTCACAATCGCCTCGAGAGAGGCAATGTCGGCTTTGAGTTGCTCGATTTGGGTGATGCTCATGCCACCCATAGTTACGGTGGAAAGCACTGAATCAACTCAAATTCTGTTGGAAATTGAGAGATTAAATTACGCCACGTTGTAGGTCTTCTCGATCCGAGTCTGACCACACTTGGCACACTGGCAGCGTCTCCAAGTGATTGAGGTGTACTCAACACCATCATGGATGCCCGACGTAAAGAAGTGTCGGTTGGTTCCGGTGTAAACCCCACGCGCGGTGCTTCCGCACTTGGGACATGCCGCCGGCATCACCTCGACCACCACGCTCTCGGACTTGGATCCCTTGGGGCGACCCCGCTTTGCTTTGTTCTCTTCTTCCATGACTCACCTCAAAACACGACCTCTCGCCTCGGCTTGCTCGGAGGAGGTGCCACCACCTTCTTCTCCGGAACCGGTGTCTCTGCTTTCCTCTTCTGCTGCGGCTTCGCCATCGGCCGGCGATTCGGGAACTTGGCACCCGCTGCGTGCGCGAGCACAGCCGCGCCGCAAAGACAGTCGAGGAAGTGGTTGTCACGCCCGGGCAGGAGCGACCACTCATCTACTGTCCGACCATTCGCCTCAACACGGTCTGCCTTCTCGGCAGTGACCTGCTCCGCAAACATCCGATGACTCTGACCCGTACCCAGCTTGTGCAGATGAACCGAACCGGCAGTGCCTGGCGGCAACCGCAGGCCGGCATTGACTTTGCTCTTCCAGTAGTTGGTGTCGTAGAGCAACAGGAAGACCTTGGCCTTGGTCCTCGCGAACTTCCACTGACCATCGACCGACTCCCTCGTTTTCGGCTTGACCGCAGGGTCTACCAGTGGGTTCCGCTTGGCACCGATGCCCATGCCCTTGCTCGGCCGAAGAATCGTTCGGTACTTCGACTGCCGACAGAACCTGTAGACTTCTGCCGCGTACTCGCCCCAACCCGAGTCAATCGCCATTGCGGTCAGCGACATCTCCTCTCCGGTCTCGGTCTTGTAGACTCGGCCGGCGAGCAACTCCACCAACTCTTCCAAGCTGCGGTCCAGCGCAGTCGCAAAGTCGCCCTTCCACTTCTGGCGAATGGTCTTGTGAACCGTCGCCAGTGTGAGGTAGTTCGTCGGTTGCTCTGGGTAAACCCCCGACGCAATCACAGTTCCGCTGAAGTCCGACTTCTTCCACGCGACGACTGACCACCAGAGGCACTTCTCCGAAATGTCGATAAATGCCGTCAGGCAGTCGGCATCGTCGGGGACCACAAACCTCGAGACCTTGCAGGTGTTGCCTTCGACCTCACCTGGAGTCAGGGGCTTGAGGTCACCAGCGGTAATCTCCTGCGGGTCGTTCTGACATTCGCTCTCGAATGCCGCCATGCCGTAGTCGTAGATGAAGTCCATCGCAGCTTGAATCGTGCTGGTCTGATAGGCACTCGGGCTGAATGCGTAGTCCCAAGTGACCTTGGCACCTTGGTCCATCTCTTCACGGTGGGACAGGTAGAACTGCTGCGCCTCCATTTTCGCCCGCAGGTCATCCCCCGGCATGTGCTCGTTGTAGGTCTGTCGGATTGCTCGGTACTGCTCCCAGAGTTCCAAGCTCTCTGGCATCGACTCGACCATCTTGTACCGAACGGTCACAAACGCCCGGTTCTTCGTCAGGCTGTGAGCGTAGTCATCAGGAGCAATGATCGTCGCGTTGTTGATGATCGCGACTTGCCGTTTGCGGGACCCCAAGAAGGCGATGTCCGAGTAGAGGGTCTTCAGCAGTTTCGCCACACCTGTGACGCTGATCGCGTCTTCACTGGACTGAACGTCATCGAGAATGACGACAGTGGGACGTTTTCCCTTGATGTTCTTACCGCGCGTCTTCTTAAAAGGCCTGGCAACAATGATCGCACCAGACGAGGGGACCCCGGGGAGCTCGGGGAACATGATCGTGTCCCCCTTGATCGAGATGTTGGTCCGCTTGCCGTTGTAAAGTTGGTACTGCCCCTTGTGCGGGTTGCCTTGCAGGAGGTGAAAGCACTTGAGCTCGGGGAAGCAACCCAGCAGTTTCTCGTTCTCGGAGACTGCCGTCATGATCAGCTTGAGCAGGTCGTCTGCCTTTTCGCTCGAGTCACAGCAGACCACCGCGAAATTCTGCACGCCCTTGAGGATTGCCCAAAGAACCCCCAAGCAACTGCGGGTCGATTTGCCATACCCGCGAGGTTCCAGCTTGTTCAGCCGGCCGGATCCGACCAAATACAACTGCTGCTCATGCGCGATGCTCGACTTCTGGACTTCACCGAACGGGTCCGAAAAGAGGTCGGGAAAGAACTCGGTCAGGAAGACCTCGAGCGACTCCAGTGCTCTCTTCTTGAGCTCTGGGTCTTCCACTTTTGGAAGGTCCCCAATCTCGTTCTGCTTGGCAACCCGTTCTTTGTGGTACTGCCGGTCATAGGACTGCTTATCAAATCCCTTTTTCGCCATTCTTCCCCAGCAATTCCGTTTTCGTCTCGGTTTCCCCTCGCGGGAGGGGGTGAGCTGCGTGAGCCGCCATTCTGGGGGGTTAATTTAAATTGTCAATAAACGAAATCGAATCATTGCAGACGGAAGGCAACCTCCGCTGGGGGCGGCCGCCCGCGACCGCCGGAAGGACCCACCCGCGAGGGGGGTGTTTTGAAAATGGGCAAAATTTTTTGACACGCAATTTTGCCGCAAAATTGAACACATGCCAAAATGGCATGCTGCAAAATTGAACACCTGGCTTTTTTGCTTATGGTGGTCTGTTTGCCGTTAATCCGGCCGGACTCGAGGTGCTGCAGGTGCTCCGGACTCGAGGTGCTGCAGGTGCTCCGGACTCGAGGTGCTGCAGGTGCTCCGGACTTGAGGTGCTGCAGGTGCTCCGGACTTGAGGTGCTGCAGGTGCTCCGGACTCGAGGTGCTGCAGGTGCTCCGGAC